CCGCGGCAATCGTGGCGCCCAATGCGATTCGAGCCATGACAAACACTTTGCCGTCGATGACAATGCACTGGGAGGCATGGGGATACAAGCGAGACGTGCATTGGTGTATCGGAAGAAAACCACCGAAGGCGCTCAATTGGCCGAAACCACTCATCGAACCGCACAACTGGGAGCACATTATTTCGTTCTACAACGGAGCCATCGCACAAATCGTTTCGCAGGACAGAAAAGGCACGTCCAATTCCAAATCGTTCGACTTCCTATGTATCGACGAGGCCAAGTTTGTAAAGTACGACCGACTCAAAGATGAGACGTTTTTGGCCAACCGCGGACAATTACGCGAGTTTGGTGATCAACCGCTTCACCATGGAATGATCGTTACATCTGATATGCCAATCACCAAGGAGGGGTCGTGGTTTCTCAACTTCGAGGAGAAAATGGATCGGGAGCTGATCACCACGATTTTGACGCTCAAGGCGGAGCGGGAAAGGCACATCGCGAGAATCAAAGCAGAGGGGGTGTCAAACGTACCGGACTACATTCCGAAACGAGTTGCAAGATTGGAGAAGCTACTTTCGCAGTTCAGAAAGCACGCGCTATTCTTTGGGATCTATTCCACGCTGACTAACATTGAGGTGCTCGGAGAGGCCTACATTCGGCAGATGAAACGAGATTTGCCGCCGCTGGTATTTCAGACGTCGGTGCTTTGCCAACCCGTCCGATTACTGCAAGATGGCTTCTATTCGTCCATGACAGAAGCACATCTATACACGGCCGCCAACTTCAACTACCTGGACTCGTTGGAGTACCAATTCGCAGAAATCACCCAAACACGCGATAGCCGAGTGGACGACGACCTCATACCGGACGCACCGCTTTGCATTGCATTCGACTTCAACCGAAACATCAACTGGCTGGTGGTAGGACAGGTGGACGAGGAAATGGGAAGAATGAACACGGTCAAGTGCTTTTTCGTCAAGTACGAGCGTAAACTGGTCGAACTCGTCAATGATTTTTGCGACTACTACGAACGCCGACCGAACAAGGAGGTGATTTTCTACTACGATAGCACGGCAATCGGTTCGAATTACGCCGTCAATGATATCGACTTTCGCCGCGTCATCGAACAAACGCTCAGAAAACGCAAACGAAGCGTGCAGAGCGTCTACATCGGGCAGCCGATGAATCACGCCGAAAAGCACCTACTCATCAACCGAGGTTTTCAGGGGCAGGGGCGTTTGAAACCCTATATCAACGAAGAAAATTGTGCTGATTTGCTCGTCTCGTTGCAGTTAGCGGGCGTCTACAACGGGAAGAAGGACAAACGCGGGGAGAAACTCGCAGAGACAGAGGAAGACCGACTCGAAACGCGCACCGACGGATCGGACGCATGGGATACGCTATATATAGGCTGCGAGCGTTTCCCAACCCGTGGGGGCGGGCTATATATTCCCTCGTCCAATTGGGCATAGCTCCTCAACTATTCAAAAAAGAATTCCACCATGATTGATTTCCACGACTATTTCGAAGACCTTTGCCGGCGCAACCGAATGGCAAGCGACCTACAATTTTGCACCGTATCCTGTTCGGGGGTCAACCACCTGGACAGTGTGCTCAACCGCTACGATTGTGATGCCAATTTTGTCGCAGTCGATGACATTTGCGATGAGGAAACCTTTCTCGATAGCGGAGGGTGGTTCAAGCGAAAGGCATTCACCGTCTTTCTGCTCATGCGATACGAACACGACAACGAACGAGACCGACGAGAAAAGATGGGAACGTGTCGTGAACTCCTCAGACAATTTCAATCCGGGCTCCTCAGAGACGCGCCGAGATTCCTCAAAGAGGGACTATATGTGCAGATGAACAGCATTCGTTCACGAGAGATGGGAGGGATCTTTCTCAACGATTGCACCGGGCTTTACTTCATGTTTTATGTAGACGAGCCGGTGGACATTTCTTTCAACCCCACCGAGTGGAATGAATAGGCGCCATGGACAAACAAGAAGAAAAGGACTTTGCCACCTTTGCACGAGAGTGGCATGATATGATGGTGAGAATTTGGACGGATCGGATCGTGACAATGAACATCCACCGCACGGGAACGTTGCAACGAAGCGTACATCAGCAGGCATTCAGCGTGGCACCAGACGGTTTCGCCATGCAAGCCGCATATCGTTTCGTGGAATACGGAATATATGTCGACGCGGGTACAGGAAAGGGCTACAAAAGAGACAACGGGGGCGACCTGAAATTCTTAGACCCCGTGGAAAGAGCCAAACGGGGGCTCGGAGCCACGAGAAAGCGCAGACCGTGGTTCTCTGTGTCGTGGGATATATCGAAGAAGGTGCTGAACAGACGCTTGTCAAACGACATTGGTAAGGAGTTCGCCGGCGTGTTCGATTCCATAGTTTAGACCAGACCACATAAAAGGGGAACAGGGAGACTAAAATTGTCATTTTCCTTATGAACGGTTAGCGGTATCTTTGACGCAAAAGGTCAGATACCGCTTTTATTTTTCTGTTATGGTAGAAAAAGACATCAAGATAATCGAACTCCACGTCAACGACAAAGACGCGAAGGAGAATATTGAGCAACTCCGAAAGAAGGTGGAAGAGCTGAACCGGCAGAAGCAGCAAGCGGAGCAGGTATTGAGCGACAAACACTCCACAGACGCACAGCGGAAACGCGCCGTCGAAATGCTCCAAAGGATAAGTTCCGAGCTGAGAAAGAGCACCCGAGAATTGGAGCGCTCGGAGAACCGTGTGGAAGCGCTTACAAACGGTTTGCGACGCATGGACAAGCAGACGCCGAAGGAGCTGCAAAAGACAATTCGCCAAATCAATGCTGAGCTCAATTCGGGCGCCGTAAAACGCGGATCGGAGGAGTGGGACGCCTACACCGAGGCGCTCAAGAGTGCCAAGAAGGAATTGCAAGAGATTCGCAAGCAACAGGAGGTCGAAGAAGACAAGAGCATAGGAGACCAACTGGCTGATTTCGGCAATAAATGGATGGGAGCTATCACGACGTTCACGGGAGTAACGGAACTCTTTGACAATGCAAAGCAGTGGGTATCGTCTTTCGTCGATACGTACGCCGACATGCAGGAACACATGAGTGGCGTAACGAAATACACGGGGCTGGCAGCAGAAGACGTGGAAGAGCTCAACGAGGCTTTCAAGAAGATAGACACGAGAACCCCGCGCGAGAAACTCAACGACCTGGCGGCAGACGCGGGACGTTTGGGTATTACCGGCAAACAGGACATTCTCGATTTCGTTGACGCGGCCAATCAAATCAACCTGGCTTTGGGCGACGATTTGGGCGAGGACGGGGTGAAGAACATTGGTAAGCTCACACAGCTTTTCAGCGAGGGGCGAGCCATGGGACTCAAAAACGGCATGCTTGCAACCGCGTCGGTAATCAACGAACTTGCACAGTCGTCTTCAGCCTCCGAGCCCTATCTATTGGAATTCACCGCGCGTTTGGCGAGTATCGGAAGCACCGCCAAAATAGCGCAGTCGGATCTCACAGCGATAGCCGCCGTTCTAGATCAGGGCATGGTGGGAGTGGAAAAGGGCGCCACCGCCATGCAGAACGTTTTGGCGGCTATTTATCGCAGACCCGCCAAGATGGCAAAGGCCGCCGGGCTCGACGTGCAAAAGTTCACCGAACTCGTCAAGAACGACGCGAACGCAGCGCTCTTGCAGTTCATCGGGGCGCTAAAAGACGCACGCTCGTTGGAAAACATCGCACCCATGCTCGAAGAGATGAAACTTTCGGGATCGGGAGTGACGCAAACGCTCGCAACACTCGCAAACGGGCTCGACAACCTCAAAGCTACACAGCAGCAGGCCGCACTTGCATTCTTGGAACACACGTCTGCTACCAAGGAAGCCGAAGCGGCCAACTCCACCGTGCAGGCACAAATCGAAAAGGCGCAGAAGGCCTACAAAGATTTGGCCGTGGAATTAGGCGGCCACTTGGAGCCGGTGGTCAAACACATGGTATCATCCACCGCACTGTTTGCAAAGGCGCTGCTCTATTCAATCAGATTTGCCCTGGAGCACAAGCGCGCAATCGTCACACTCGCAGTTGCAATCGCAGCCTATACGACAGGACTCGTTATTACAACCGCGTGGCAGAAAAGGGCTTTGGCCGTGAAGCTGCTCAACATCGTAGCCGACAAAGCACAAGCGGCGTGGCTGGCTATCAAAACCGCC